CTCTGTTTGTAATTGCCGGTTAGCCGGCCCTATGTGTTACAACAATCTTTCGTCTGAGTAAGCTCTTTCGAAGTATTAGTTGTATCCTGTATGTTTTACAAATTTTTATCACACGTTTTGTGCGCGATAAGCACTAAATTTTGAATCGTCGATATACCATCGACACTTTTCTAGTTTAGAATTTGATATTGTAGCTGATTCACTACAGTAAATGATTTTTCTGAACACCCTTTTATGTATAGTTAACATTTTGTTGACATTTTTCTTTCATTTTATGAAATCACTTTTATCCACAGTGGTTAATGATTAACTTGAACAACCTTCGCACTTTTAGGTTGTAAAATAATAAGAGTGCTGCATCCTGTTCATCAGAACAGGGATTGAAAATGCAGAGTTTTAATGAATACTATTAACGGTATCGTTTTATACTTTTGTGTTGGAGTCATCCCAAACCTCTGGTCCTGAGAAACCCCGTTGTTTGCACTTTCGAGTGGTACACCATCGTATAGAACTTTAGCCGAATTAAAGTTACTAGTTTCTTGGAGTAATGCATTAGCAAGTCCTGGCGCACATGGTAAGACCAGTGTACTTCGCTTCTACATCTCTGAGCTGCAATAATATACATCCCCTAGTAAGTAAAACTAGATGAGAGTTACTCGCAGACCTCGTTCAATCAATTCTGCAACCCCACCTCTATGAACCAAAAGTTATTATAAGATCAAAACGAGCTTAGGTGGAAATTTTCTCAAAATGGTTGAATCATCTCCGATACAGCCATTGGACACTATTAGTCCTAAATCGTTCTCCGTGTCAAAGTACCGGAATCGAGAACACGCCCGTGTGTGTAATCGAATCCGCAATGCACGAAAGAACAACAAAACTAACATCCCGCCTAAGGTGAGTGTTCGCAAAGACACCACTAATAGCTTGATGATTGTACCCAAGTCATATACCATGGCTGAGTCGATCGCCCGCCACATGCTGAGGACTACACCAGTCGCTCCTGCATTTATTGGTCAAGGGCTGAATCTTCCCTTAGATTCTCAAGCTGGCAACGCAATGCCAGGCTTTTCTGATGCTCTCACAGCTTTTAAAGTGATTGCAGCAGCAAAAGGCTTGAATTTGCCAAAGAAGGTTGCGAAAGTAGCTGAAGGAATGATTGCACTCTATTTCGCTTTGAGTGAAGCCAATTCCAAAACCCAGTTTGCATCTATCTTAGTCCTATATCTAAATGGAATGTGTGATGAGGGTGTCATGTTGACACTCTCTTCTTACATACAATCCATTTTTGGACTGGATTCACAGGCGTCAGACAATCCTGCGTGGATTGATGACATCAAAGACCTGCAAACAAACTGGCAGCGTTCCCTCAATGGTGAAGGATTCGCACTAATTTCCAAGACACTGAGCTTATGCTTAGCCTTGGGAATGTGTAGCGTTTCCAATTTTGATTTCACTATTGGCGGATTAAAGATGTTTTCCGTTGCCACTTATTCCAAGCATTGCACTGCTGTTGATTTAGTTGATGCCGTCTTTAACACTGTAATTTACTTTATTGAAGGCGGATATCAATGTTTCGTACAGGGTTCTCTTAAACCTCTCCTCTTCGGAGGCTTCAATCTTGAAGGTTTTGAGTCAGCCCATGCACAGTGCCTTGAATGGAATGAACTAGTTCGAGCGGGAAATCTCGAACGTTGTGTCGGCAAGACCGAAAATGATTTCGAGAAATTGATTTCAGACACAATTGAGACATCCCGTAATTTAATTCGAACTTGCAAAGGTCCCGTGGAGCGAAATATTCTCACACGGAAAATGGAAATCCTAATTACAATGCGTGCTAATTTCCGACAAACTCGTGTACAAGGAGGCTTACGTATAGCCCCTTATGCACTTGGATTGTTTGGCACGACAGGTGTGGGTAAATCAACTCTCACCAATTTGTTGATGGATATCCTCCTCACTAACAATGGGTATGATGCGTCACCAGAACGCATTGTCACAATAAACGATAATGATAAATTTATGTCAAACTATCGTTCATATGTTAATGGAGTTATTATTGATGATCTCGGCAATACCAAATCCGATTTTGTTGAAAGAGCTCCTACATCCCGGATTATTGAAATTGTTAATAACGTGAAAGCTTATGCAAACGTTGCTGAAGCTGATATTAAAGGTAAAGTTTCTATTGAACCTTATGTCACTATTATCACAACGAATGTAAAGGGCTATTGCGCAAACACATATTCCAATGAACCTGCATCTATTGCACGACGCGCTAATGTTACTGTAACTGTACGCGTTCGGGATAAATATGCTGAACATACCCAATTGAGTTCTGAGAAGATTCGGGAACACCACCCGAATGGAGTTCCGTTAATTCCAGATTTTTGGCAAGTTGACATTCAACGTGCTTTTCCCATTAAAAACAAAACAAAAGGAAGAGCCGATACTATTGGATGGAAACCAGTTTGGTTTGATGGCAGACCTATGATTAATGTATCAATTTTTGATTTGATCAAATGTGTCTCTGCCGATTCCAAAATGCATTTCGTTAACCAGCGATCCCTGGTAGAAAATGCCAACAATCTTCATGACAATCTTGAATACTGCCCTAAGTGTGTTTTACCCACTGAGTGCTGTGATTGTGATATTAGTTATGAATTACCGGACCAAGAAATACCCGAATTCCCTGATGACGATGATTTTTACATCAATGAATACCACGGCGGTGGTGGTTCAGATGATGAAGATGAAGACGATGAGGAACCAGTTCCTGTTTTAACAAAACAAGCAGGAGTTGATCCAATCTACACAGTCGTTCAACGTCCACATGTTCTGGCCGATGCGCTCAAAAACGCATCAGAAGGAGGCCCATTACCACTTGGTTTGAGCTTCTGGTCCAGAATTTTGAATAAAATCTGTTACAAAACACGTCGTTGGTATGAATTTTGGAAACCTGAAAGAACAATGCGTCAACCAATTGCTTTTCTTTCCGAACTGGAAAATTCGATGACATCCAAATTGTTATTCGATGTTAAAGGTTTGGAAAAACAGAAATGGTATCATTGGACTGCATTTATTCCACAATGGGGACTAGACAATGCTTATGCTTCTTACATTCTTGAAAGCATGCAGTTTAGTAGAATTGAACACTCACTTAAGCGTATACGCCAATATGCTGTAGCTGAGTTTTTTCTCAGTTCAACCTTGTTGTATGGATTGATGCGCCGATGTCCTCCATGCCTTGCAACGCCTTGTTCTGTTATCACAATGACTGGATGTCTTATTTTTGCGTCCCAATGTCTTGTGACAATCAGTACTTCACGCGAATGTGCTAAATCAGCTATTTACGCCGAGATTAATCGTCGGCGTGAGGCTTTGCCCACATCCATGAAACATTATCGTGAAAACCATATGAAATATGTATTAGGAGCAAGTGCCGCCATTGGCGCCATTTATGCTCTTGTTTCATTATGGAAAGCCACGAAAATGATTCCAGAACCCCAGGGTAATTTAGCACCCACGTCAATGGACCAAATTGACGAACGTGATTCCGAAAAGAATCCTTGGAGCGAAGTCATGGTATCACCAATACCATGTTCTGTCGTTTCACGAACCACTACTCATACAGATTTAGAACGTATGGTACATAACAATTTGTATCATATGTCTTACACAAATGGCAACACCAATGTCTTTTGTAATGCTTTCTTTCCCTGTTCCAATGTTGCATTAGTACCTAAGCACATTTGGAAAGGTGACGAATTGAAAGTTAAGTTTATTAGACATGATCCTGGAAAAATAGGAGGTAACTTTGATGCATTTCTTAGTAAATCTTCTACAGTCATGTTTGATGATTCTGATCTGTGTCTTGTTTGGGTACCGAATAGCGGCGACCACCGTAATTTGTTCGATTTTTTCCCAACAGGAGCAGTTAGTGCATGTCCAGCATCACTCTCATTCCGCCATGCCAATGGTGAGATTGAGTCGTTTAAAATGTTGATGCGCCCCGGCCAAGTTTCTACAGACGCCGGAACGTTTGTTGGGCATAATTATTTACTCAACAAACCTACTTTTAAAGGGTTGTGTATGGCTGTCGCTGTCACTGAAACCAAAGGCCCAACAGTTGGTGGTTTCCATTTAGGTGGAGTCACTGGCAAGGTTGATGGTGCAAGTGGTAGCGTAACGCGTGCTCAACTTGATTTGTACATGACTCGACTTCGACAATTAGAATCTGTTCTTCTATCGAAAAACAGTGGAACTCTACCTACGTCGAAATACGATGTGCAGTATTTTCAAGATAACAACATACACCCCCGAAGTCCAATCAATTTCCTTACTCCAGGCGCAAACCTGAAGTATTATGGACAAGTGATTGGTCGCTCTACATACTATTCTACAGTTGTTAAAACACCAATTAGCAAAGCAGTGGAAGAGTTTTGTGGAGTCCCAAACAAATGGGGAAAACCTAAATTTCGTGTTGGGTATCCCTGGCAAGCTTCACTAGAATATTCTGCCCGGCCATCTTGTGGTGTGCCTGGAGATGTTCTAAAACAAGCGGTTATAGACTACCGATCTGCCATACTTGAGCAGATCAATTCAATTCCAAAAATGAAATCCTCCATTCGTCCACTAACGAAAATGGAGACCGTTTGCGGTATTGATGGTCGCCGTTTTGTGGATAAAATGCCACCTAACACGTCTGTCGGTTTCCCCCTGACAGGGCCGAAGCGCAATCATTTGACGCTTTTGGACCCTGAGGAATACCCTTCCCACCAATGCCCTGCAGCTCTTGATGAAATGTTTCATGAGGAAGCTGAAGCTATGGAAGCTCTTTATCTGAAAGGAGAGAGAGCTTATCCATTTTTCAAGGCTTGTTTGAAGGATGAACCCACTCCTATTAAGAAAGATAAGGTGAGGGTATTCCAGAGCGCACCAATAGCATTTCAATTGCTCGTGCGTAAATATTTTCTTCCCGTCATGAGAGCAATTTCAGTATTTCCTCTTGTTTCGGAGTGTGCTGTGGGAATTAATGCACATGGTCCTGAATGGCAGGCCTTCACTGATTATGTGAAGAAATTCGGAGACGATCGCATCCTTGCGGGAGACTTCGATAAATACGATTTACGTATGCCTGCTCAAATGATGTTTGCCGGATTCAGGGTTTTTATCGATATTGCACGCCATTGCGGCTACAGTGCTGATGATCTTTCTATTATGGAAGGTGTTGCCACTGATATAACATATCCACTAATGTCTTACAATGGTGATTTGTTGCAATTATTCGGTTCAAATCCTTCCGGACAGAACTTGACAGTTTATCTCAATAGCGCAGTCAATTCGCTGCTGTTTCGATGTTTTTTCTATCACACCTATCCAAAAGGTGGAAAATTTCGAAATGCAGTTGCTGCCATGACTTATGGAGATGATCTTAAAAGTTCTGTGAATCCAGCATTCCCAAGGATTAACCACATTGCTTATGCTGAATATCTCAAATCATTAGATATGGTTTTCACGATGCCTGATAAAGAATCTGAAGCCACGGAATATATGCATGATCTTGACGCAGACTTTTTAAAGCGCAAGAACAAAGTAATTCCTGAATTGAATTTGAGTGTCGGAGCACTAGATGAAGACTCGATTTTTAAAAGTCTACATTGTGTGCTACAATCTTCAGCTGTAACTACAACACAGCAAGCGATGTCCAACGTAGATGGGGCTCTACGTGAATGGTTTATGCACGGTCGAGAGATTTATGAAACTCGACGTGCTCAAATGATCAATGTGACAAATAGTACTGGAATTTCTCACGGTTGTCTAATGTTAAATCAAACATATGATGACCAATTGCGAGCCTTTTCAGAAAAACACAATATACCATTGAACTTTGAAACAAATGAGCCGGAAACTCTATAAACTTGTCCCTCTCGCCGCAGCCATGCGGCGAAACGCTAAAAATGGCACTGACCTTCTGGATACCAATGTTCGATATATATCTCAAGAATCTCTATGTATATAAATGTAACACTAGGCTTTAGGTTAGTTCGCAACATCCCGTATGTTTACTCTATTTAGAGTACGGTTTCGCGAACCGACTATAGACATTCACTGTCGCTCCCTTGAGTGGGGGAGTGACTTGTACAAATATCACTTACTACTTTACAAAATAATAATAAATTTAATGTATCAATAAATCAAGAATCCCTTGAAACGACCGAGCAAGTCACCCACTTTAGTGACCAGTCCCCACAGTGGGACTACACTGTGGATAGCATGCCCGATTCGTCCTTTGGACAAGCTGACTCAAATGACGCTGAATTAGGTAACTTTTTCTGTAGGCCCATTAAAGTCGCGTCCTATTCTTGGGACATCGGAACAACATTATTCCAGGTGTTTAATCCCTGGACTTTGTTTTTCCAAAACGTACGAGTATTAAATCGTATTGCCAATTTTAACCTCCTTCGATGCAAATTGAAGTGTCGTATAGTTTTAAACGGTAATGGATTTCATTACGGTCGTGCCATAGCATCCTATTTGCCTTTGCATGACTTTGATGATTTTACTCAAGACAGATCCTACGTAATCGAAGATATAGTTGCTGCTTCACAGCGGCCGCATGTCTACCTGGATCCAACAAATAGTCAGGGAGGTACTTTAACCCTCCCATTCTTTTCTTACCGAAATGCGCTTAGCATTCCTAACCAACAATGGCAGGAGATGGGGGAGATTTTCATTCATGAAATGTCCGCACTTAAGCATGCGAATGGTGCTGATGATTCAGTTACCATTTCTGTTTTTGTGTGGGCTGAAGAAGTGAATCTCTCTATTCCTACATCTTCCCTACCTCCAGCGTTGGAAGCGCAAGCTGGTGAGGAATACTCTGCCGGACCTATTTCCAGAGTAGCAAATTCTGTTCAAAAGATTATGCACAGGCTCACTGATATACCAATCATAGCTCCTTATGCAAAAGCTACAGAATTAGCTTCGGGTGCTGTTGCCTCAATAGCATCCTTATTTGGATATTCCCGGC